TACAGATAGCAACTGTTGAAGTCATACCTGAACACATAAACAATGGAATACCATCAAATGATAAACTTCCATCTGTGTACCATTGTGTACCTTGTGCGTTAACACCGTTACCACCTAATCCACTTGTTCCGAATCCACCCAAAGCTCTAATGTAAGCCTTAACGATTGCACGAGAAGCATAAATTCTTAATCCTTCTTGTCCGTAAACAGCAGCAGGAATAGCATCTACAATTTTACCCAATTCAACAATAATAGTTGAAGCAGATACAGCAGCACCAGCAACTTCATTAGCAGCAGGTAAAGCAGCATCAGCAGCTAAAAGAACTTCGAAACCATCGAAAGCACCTGAAGTAGCAGTAGCACCTGACCAAATGTTAGTTTCTACAGTAGCAGCAACTTTAGAAGCAACCAATGCAATAAGGTAATCAGCAAACGATTTAGGTAATACATCGTGAGCAGAATAACCTTGCTCCATTCCTAACCATGTATTATGGTAGTCTTTCGCACACAATTGCAGGTTAACTTGAAAATCTTCTAATGTTAAGATTCTTTCAGTTAAAGTAACTGTAGATGTTGAAGTAAAATCACAAGTAGCATCTTTTAGGATTCCATCTAATCCGATTTTTTGCATTACTTGTTTGAACTTTACGTTAGGAAGAATAGTGATTCCACCATTTTCTAAACTGTTTGCAGAAAGCAAAGCAGCAGATACATACTTACCTGCAAATTCTCCAGCATAAGTTGTAGTGATTGACGTTGTTGTTGGCATTTTTTTAAAATTTATTTATTAGTTAATTATTTAATTTATTCAATACACGATCTAAAGTCGTTTGAGAAGCACTTTTTGAATATCTAAAAGTTTCAACTGGCTTAGAATTCTCAGGATTGAAACGTATAGGCTCAACTTCTTGTTCTACTGCCAATTCTACTACTTCTTTCTTTGCTTCTAATTGTGCTTTCAATTCAATATTTTCTTTTTTCAATGCTTCAATTTCAGAAAAGAATGTTTCTTTAGTAATTGATTCAACTACTTTCTTTACCGTTTGTGCTTCTTCCATTGCTACTGGAGCAACTTCAGGAGTTTCAACTTCTACTTCAACTTCAGCTTGTACTTCTTCCATTGGTTTAATTTCAGCAATAACACCTTCAACTAGAACTACCATAATAGTACCATCTTCAAGTGTATATTCTCCAACTGGAGCAGGAACAATTCCTTCTTCTGTTGCGATACCAACTGAATAATCAGCTTCAAAAGATTCAGCTTCAAATACTGTTATTCCATCTTCTGATTTCATTTGTGCTAATTTTATTTCTACTGCCTTCAAACCTACTGCTCTTAGTACAGAATTAACGTTTTCTTTTAAACTCATTTGTATATTATTTTAGTTATTATTTATAAAACAAGACTTATTTTGTTTTGTTGCAAATTCAACTTTTAAACGTGTATAATAGTAGACGTTCCTTGATTTACTAAACTACCTAATCCTTGTCCTTTAGATTGCTTTTCGTAATCTGCTTTAGTTGGTTTTTTTACCTTTGCCATTTTAACCTACTTTATCAACTGTTAATATTACACTTGGAAGACTTGGATAACCATGTGTTAAATTTTCTGTTTCTGCTATTAACTGAATTGCATCGTTTTGATGAATCATTAGTTCTATATAATCATTAGCCGCAAGACTTATAAAGAAATTCCACGCAGCCACTAAAAAATCTGAATTAGATTGCATTGTAACACGAGTAGATGTATCTGGCACATTAACACCGTTCTTTCTTAACCATATTACAGCTTCTTTTACAGTACCACCTTGAACTCGATATAGCTGTGCTGAAAATTGAACGTTATAAACTCCTACATTATCTACTTTTACTCTACTATTATTCACAATTGAAACACCACTAGTAGAACTTGTATCAGTTCCATTTAATGTAATAGCAGTTACTGTACTTATTGTTGGTGATTGCGTTACAGTAGAATAGAATGAGCCATATTTTCTAGCATTAACAGTTGTACTTCCTAAAGTTACTTCTTGAATTGCACCGTTTAAATGTACTTTTAGTTTATTGTCGTAAACGTGTAATACACCATTTTCAATAGATATACCTGATTCACTTTCTACAGTATCTGCTTGAACTCCATAAGCTGTATTTATTGTATTAGGCATTTATCAAAGTTAGCAATTCGTTTATAATCTCGTCTTCTTTAGAATGTAATTGCTCAAATCCATCAAATGCACCTTCAATTGAATAACCTTTGAATGTTCCGTTCTTAATTTCACTCCATACTTGATCGTTGTAAATCTTTGACATTAACACCCATTCGCCACCTTTAGCACCTAGATTATAAAGATTAGATTTATCATTATTAGAATCTTCAACTATCCAGCTTTCAATTACAGAAACTCCTTGTACCTTTTCTTCATGTTCTGTAGTGAAGTTATTTAGATTCAATTTCTTCATATAGATTTCAGCTGTTTGTGCAACCGTTTCTTTAGTGAAATAGATATTAAAATCTTTGCCATTCATTCGTCTAAAAATTCTCTTTTCAGGAACTAAAGCGAAACCTACTACTATACGTCTTTCTTCGTCTACTACTTTAAGTTCAACTACATCAGAAGATAGAAACACAAAATCCTTTTCTATTGCTGGTGATTCTACTAATGAAACTGCAAAAACTCCATCTTCTGCACTCTTTATTGTCAATTCTATTTCTTGTAACTTCTCCATAACTAAATAACATTTTTATATTGATGCTGTTGTAATTTTATTTCTATCTAAATTCTGTGCTGTTGTAACATCTCCACCTACAACATATGCTTTTATTGGTTGATTCTGTAGTCCTTGCATCAATTGATTTGTGCCTGAATTGCCTACTACATTAAAGTTAGCAGGAGTTGGAACAGCAGGAGCATTCATACCACCGCCACCACCACCACCACCGCCACCTTCATCACCACCACCACCACCACCATCAAAAGTAGTAGATGATATTTTCTTAACTTGAGCAACACCTGAAGCAGCAACTCCAGCAGCAGCGACAACACCCAATGCTATACCAACAGGACCAGGTATTGAAGTAACCATTCCATTAAATGCACCTACCGCACCTTTGATAGTATCAATTGTAGCTATTGCTATATTAAGTTTCTTTTGTGTAGCAAATGCTTTCTTTTGTGCTGCTTTGGATTTTCCTGCAAATGCAGCTACTAAATCTGATATTCCTTGTAATGAATCTTTAGTTAAATCCATTACAATATTGAAGTTTTTTAACTTTCTTTGAACTTCAGCATCTTGTGCAATTTTATCGTCTTCAGCTTTTTTTTCTGCTGCAGCCTTTTCTGCTGCTATTCCTTTTTGTCTATACTCCTCTTCTAAACTAAAATCAACTTCTAATATTTCTCTTTTAACTTCTAATTCTTCAACTGCTTTAGTCTTTAATGTACCAATTTTATCTAACTTAAAAGGCTCATCTTTCTTCGCTGCGTCTCGACCATCTTTCTCTGCTTTGTTTAATTCAAGTTGTGAAATCTTTAGATTTTCAACAGCATCTTTTGAAGCAATAATTTCAGCAGTTGTTGAATAAATTAACTTTAATGATTCTTGTTTTGTCTTATTCGCATCACTTTCAATCTTTGCATATTGCTCCCCTAAATCAATTAGCTTTTTAGCTTCATAGGCTTGACCTATTGATGTTGTGCTATTAGCCATGTCAATTTTAACACGTGTTATCTGTGCCATCAATCGAGCCTTTGTCTGTGCTTCAATTGTTAAAATTATTTCTAATTCAGCTTTCTTTTGTCTTACTAATGCTTTATCTTCTTCTATTGCAATTTCTAATGTTTTTATTTTAAGATTGTTAATTTCTCTTTGAACTTTAACAGAATCTTCACCCATAGCAATTCTTCTTCTTGCTTCTTTATCAAGGTTTTTTAACGTTGTTTCTGTAGTGGTGTTTTGAATTTTATTTTGTCTTTCAAGATTTAAAGTAGATTCGTGAATTGCATTAGCTACACCGTTAAATCCTTTTGACATTCTTTCAGCAGCAGTCTGTGCTGTTGATTCTAAATAAACAAACGCAGTAGCAGCTAAGGCAATTACAGTTAATAATAACCCTAAAGGATTTGCAGCAACAGCAGCAGCAATACTTTTAAATGCACTAATAGCTTGAGCACCAAAAGTTTTAAACGCATCTCTAGCTTCAAGCAATCCATCAACACCTTGTGCTAATGCCATAGCACTTTGAACTTTTAGTAAAGTTTCTTGAACAGCTTTACCTTCAGCACCAAACAAACCCATTGCACCTTGAACAGCTTGAAAGCCATTTAACGCACCACTCATTGAAGCAGTTAATGCTTTAAATTTAGCGTCTGGATTAAACGCATCAGTTAACTGTTTTGCATCTCCAATAGTGTCTTTTAATCTACCTGCTGCCTTTGCAGCATTCATCGCTTCTACACTTGTCGCACCAAACTTTTCAGACATCGCAGCAACTTCTGCCTGTGCCTCTCTAAGTTGTGATTTTAAACTACCTAAGTTACTTTCAACTTCTACTACTATCGTTTTTGTTTCCATCTTATAACTCTTTTAGCTTGTTTTAATGCTTGTTTTATTGTTGTAGGTATTGCGTTTTTACCTTTCGCTATTTCTATTTCTTCACTCATATTATAGAATGAATCTAATTTTAACATATCAAATATCTCTTTCATATTATTCTATTATTCGTCTTTGTCCATCTTCAGTTACTCTATATGAATGGCTAAATTCTTCTAGTCTTCTATAGCCAATCTCATGTGCTTGAACTATTGTTAAATATTGATTCGGTAAAACTCCATCAGGTGTAGTTACAACCATCGGAAAAGTATTTGTTCTATCAATAGTTCCTGCATTAATTGTACATCCAAAAGTTACTTGTTGTTCACCAGTTGGTGTATAATCATCTGGTGTAGCAAATTGCGTTTCTAATGGCAAAGAAATTACAATGCTATATCCTTCAGGAATAGAGAAATCTACTACTACATCTTGTGCTAAATAATCAATGTGGATCGTTTGGTTAAAATCTACTGATTCTCTTTGGTTAGTTATCAAGCTAAATAAAACTTCTCCAGTAGTAAGATTAGATTTCATTGAATTAATGATATACTTCTTGTCACGAATAATAAGCGAATCGTTAAGTTTTAAAGTCGTTAACATACTTATTGGTATAATCGTCTTAACATCTATTAAACGTGTCTTAGAACTAAACAAATTTGTTAAGTATTCTTCGTAATATGTAGCATATAAAGAATTGTTTTCTATATTTTCTGTGAAACTAGAAATATCACTATTGAAATTTAGTGAATAATTAACACCTGAAACATCAGCATCTTGTCCAAATGGAATGTAATCTGTAATCGTGTCAGTTGTTACACTATTGTTAAACTTAAAAGATTGACTTGTTCCAATATTTGTGTATTTATTTTGGTATAATAATACTGCTTTTGGAATATAGTTTTTATATTCAGGCTCTGTGCCTAAAGTATATGCTACTTGTAAATCTGTGTTTGTGAATTTTTGGTGTAGTAATGTTTCAAACGGTAACTTAATTGTATAATCACCACCATCGTAACCAAATACTGCTTTTAGATTTGAATATTCTTTACCAAATAAATCAAAGTATTTTCTATTTAAAAAACAATTACTTTGCTCATATTCAAAAGAAATAGTATTGTATAACTTAGGTCTTGTAACTGTTATATCATCTGTTATAACATACTTTGTAATATTGCGAACACTACCTGAATTATAAAAATCATGCAACGTTTGAAATCTAAATGAAGTAGGTGAAGTTGATACAACAGTTAAATTAAACGTGTTGAATATTCCCTTCATAAAATCCATTATTTTCATGTCAGGTGCAAATGCTGAAAGATTGGTATAGTTTGTTGTTGTTGCACTTGTTATAACTTCTGAATAATCTAGTGAATCGTTGTAAGGTGGATATGTAAATGGATCGTAGTTATTTTGTACTGTATAATTATAAGAATAATCAACTGTTCCCGTAAAAGTCATTACAGCAACCGAACGTAATTTAAAAGTGTAATCTATTGTAGCATTATAAGTACCGTTAGAAACAACATTAAAAACATCTGAGCCATTACCTAAATAAGAACTTGTTAAAACTCCATTTAAATAAACGTCTAAATAATAATTAATAGCAGAAGCAGTTAAAATGCTGACACTAACTGAATAATATTTTGAAGAAGCAAATGAATCACTAGGCAAAGAAAGTTGACTATCTGCTATTGGTCTTTGTTGAATTATAGAATCATATAGCACATCTGTTGAAGCATTAAGCTCACCAAACACTATATCTACTGGTGCTGAATAACTAGTGGCAACTTCTTTGCTTTTATACAATAAAAAAGCATCTAAAAACTTTTCATTAGTTAGAATATTACCACTAAAAGTAACTCCATATTTAACACTTATTAACTTAAATATTGTAGCCACCCTAACTGCAGGAAATAACTCAGTATAAGCTATTGCTCCAACCAATGCATTTATATCTGTTGTGCCACCTATACCATAATCCCAAACTCTAGAACTTGAAATCAAAGGATACTTAACATCGTAATCTGTAACTGCTAAATCTGTTTCTATTCTTGCTTGAACTTCTGCTCCAGTATATTGATGATTGATTGTAGAATAATCTAAATCTTTCAACTTGTCCTCTAAAACCAAATCTTTAAACGTTACAATATCACCAAAGAATGTTACAGAATAGCTTTCAGCATTAGAATTTTTTACTTGTGATTTCTCTAGCTGAATCTTACCAGTTCTAAATGGTACAGTATCTATCTCTATCCTTGCTTTTCGTCTTTTATTATGGTCAATTGTAGTATCAACATCGTTATTATAATAGTGCTCAAAGATTCTATTATTATTCGGTGTACAAGGAATAGTAAATGACTGTGAGAAGTCAGTAAATACCGTTGCGATATCAGCTATATTTTGTACACTAGAAGTAACTTCAATCGTTTCATCGTTAAATAAATCAATCTGAAGATTCTCAATAAATATTTTAACCGATCTCATATAACGTTATTGATAATATCGTATGCATAATCAAACTCTAATGTATAGTTAATCAGCTTTTCGTTTATGTGTTTCTGTACATCAACTCCTTTAGTCTTTAACTTAACTGGCTTACCGTTTAATAATACACGTTCACTAAGTAATATTTGTTTTAATGTTGTAGTTCCAAAGAACTCATCTACCCAACCCGTATTACATCGTATTGATTCATTACCGTTGGCATTCATTACAGCATTCGTTGCACTAGATGGATTGTAATTATAACTTGAACTCATTAGGTTATAATCAGTATTCTTTGTTTGTACAGATTGCTTAGAAGCCTTAAATAGAAACTCCTTTTGAAACGCACCGTATCTATTAACAAAATCTAAATAGTAAACCTCATATTTGCACTCTTCAATAGGTCTAAAATAATACGTTGCTAGAACAACATTACTAGCATCTAACACTTCCGTTTTACAACCATCTGCCCAATATGTTGGATGAACTTTGTAGATTGAAATAAGGTTATCTCCAACAGCTGTAAGTGGTGTTGCTGTAACTGTTGCACCTGATACAAGATTAGTATATTTAACCTTCCATGTGCTTACCGTATCAATGGTTAAGAATCCTGGTCTTTTATCTAAATCTGAAACTAAACCAGTAGAATCGTAATAATAATAATACGTTCCTTCATCTAATAAATAAGGAGCTAATGTAGGATTGTAATCGTCTTCATAATAACCATATCCATCTAACCCAACATAAGTCGTAGTAGATTGAAGAACTCCTCCTAAGTATAACTTTACTATAACATTACAAAATTGTGCAGTAGGTGCGTTTGAAATACTATTATAAATAGTTAACGGTGTAGTGAATGAAATGTATTCACGCAGATAAGGACTGATATTATAATTAACACTTGTAACAACTGAACTAGGTATGCTCTTAGATAGTGTATAAGTTGGTGTAGTTGGCGCTGTAGAACTATAAGTTCCATTCCAAATATATAACTCACAAGTTGTTTCTTGATTTGCAGTTCCACCCAATGCAATATGAAATGGTGAACGTGTAAAAATTCTATTTGCCATTTAAACTATATTTTAATAAATCTTCAACATCTAATCCAAAGCCTGTAACAACATCATTCGATAAGTTCTTAAATTCCTTCTCAAATGGCTTTGTAAAAAACAAACTTGGTTTTATTCCTTGTGCGTGAATACTTCTTGCTATAAGAAACTTTAAAGTCTTTCTACTTATAAATTGACCTTTCTCATTTCTTGGTGCAATACCTTTCATTATTGCCCATTTGTCTAATACTTTTGTAGGTATAGATTGTTTAGATGAGTTAAATCTAAAAGGTGAATTAGGTGCTTTTTGTCTACCGTTCTTAACTCTATTTGGTGCTGCTCCTTTTACTCCTTTATCTACAAATTCACCATAATTACCCAAGTCAAAAGATAACTCAAAGCTGTTCTCACTTACTTTTAAATTAGAAGATATAGTACGTTGAAGATTACCAGAACTATTCTTTTTAGATAAGTTCTTTTTAGCTTGTGATACAACCTTATTTCTAAAATCGTCTAACTCTTTCTTCAATCCTTTTAACATATCGTCATGTCATTAGGTACTAATACGTCAAATGTACAAGCCCATCCTGCTAAACTATTTTCAAATCTTTCTGTAAATGGCTCAAAACTAGGATTTCCATCCAATATATAATGATCAGTTACAATACTTGAACGTTTAAGTAATTCAGTTAACCTAGATTGCACAGCTAATTGTGTATTCAATACGTCTTGTGTGTTGTCATTACCTATCCATTGGTCAGTTACTTGTACCTTAGATATGTTCACTATATCCATCGAAAGTAAAGTGAAACTGAAACGCATAACCCTATCTTCTTTTGTTGCAGTATTCACTATCAAATGTGATAAAGGAAATATTGTTTGTTTATTTAAATCCACATCGAATATATCACCCATCGTAATAGTGTTAACAAAAGCATCTAGTGCTAATGTATCTTTTATCTTTGTTGTAACTGCGTAGAATCCTGTCATTTGTTTATAATTTCTCTTTCTGTTTTAACTTTTTCACTCTCGTACATCAACCATTGTAAGCATTGAAGAAGTCTAAGTCTTCCAACTCTTTCAAATTCTTGTACGTTTCCTCCAGCAAGTGCGTATAAGCTGTTGTACCATCCCCATCTTTTATTGAATTGTGCTTGAATTGAATACTCATCTCCTTCACCGTTCGCTCCAAATAAGCTATCGTACCCTTTAATAATTCTCTTTTTAAATTCCAAAAAAAAACCTTTGCTCCAGTAGCAACATCTAAAGGTGCATACTTCATAACATCTGCATACGTTATATTACTTATGTAAGATTCTATTTCGTACTTATCTCCTTTCGTTTTAATAATAGGTCGATACATTACAGCCATTGCTTTATGAAAGGTCTTCCAATCTCCAATGTTATTATCTAAATCAATGTATTCATCTAGTGTTATATCTTCTAAATTAGGAATGAATCCAAACGTCTTGCCACCCATCTCAAACCTATCTTGAAACTTCGGTGCTTTGCTAAATATATCTAAAAAGATTGCTTCAATCTCATCTATCGAATGCTTCTTTAATAAACCTACATGGCTTAACTTAATTCCGCAAAATATACTTATCATTTTCTTACCTATGAAATCAGCATCTTCATTGCTTTCTTTTATAGACATAAATGACTGGTACTTCTCTAAAGATATATCACTTAATTTTGTTGGTATCTGTATTTCTATCTTCATTATATATATAACAATTAGTTCTTATTTTTGTAATACTCTAAGGCAACATTGTACGCATGGTTTAATAGTTGCATATCATGGTGCAATCTCATAGGATTGTTTATAATGATTTTAACTTTCACTTGCTTAACATCCCATAGGTACATCTCTACCTTCTCTATCATTTCATTCATGTGTATAAATTCCATAGTTAATATATTGCGTATGTTCCTCTTGTTGGATTATCTAACTGATAACCTACTGCATATCTGATAGCATCTAATGCGTGATTATGTTTATCAATTGGTGTTTTAGACTTCTTCTCTAACCAACAGTAATTATTCAACTCCTTAATTAAATCAACTGAATCTTCATCTACTATCAAATCGTAATCTTGTAGTATTGTTATTCCATGTGTTACACTTCCTTGACCTTTCACAGCTTCTAAGATGTTCAATCCTTTTGCTCTTAATTCATTAATCAATCTTGGCTCGGCACAATCAGCTACAATCAATTTATCATCAGCATAGTGTTTATTAAGTTGATATATTTCAGTAGTAGTTAATCCAGTTTGATACATCAATAACTTAAGATAGATTTTCTTGTTAACAGAATCTATTGATGTTGCAACCAATGTAGATGGATCGTTGCTGAATCCAAAATCTTGACCATACACAACCGTTCCTACATCTTGAAATTTACCTATTGACCAATTGGTAAATATAACTCCTTCAGCTTTATCTAACCAACCGCCTAGTATTTGATGTTGATACCTTTCAGGTCTTCTTAGCTTAATCGTTTCAATCTGTTGAAGGAATGATTCAGATAGATTCTCAATGTTATCTAAATACGTTGTGTGAATGTAAGTTGTATCTGCTTTTGTTATGTTACTTCCAGCTTCAACTCCTTTGCTTTCAAAGAATCTTTGATAGATAAAATGTTCTTTCGTTGCAGGATTAAGTATAAGAATAACTCTATTTTGTTTTATCTTATGCCTGATAGATAAATCTATTTTATCAAAGGTATCTTCATCTGTTAATTCTTCAGCTTCATCCAATACCCAAGTAGTAACTCCCGCCAATGATTTTAGATTAGCTGTTTGTGTGCCTGAACTTGTTTTGATTCCTTTAAAAATTATCTTACTACCTGAATTGATATTGATAATCTCATCTTTGGTTATAATAAACTCATGTGCTAATTTAAGCAATTCAATCTTTTCTATGAATTCTGGAATGATTGATATAGATGCAGAAACTAAAGTATAACGTGTGAATAGAATAACGTGACCTGATTCCCTTGATAACATAACAAGATAAGAAGTAATAGAAAAAGACTTACTACTACCCCTTCCACCTGTTACAATAAAGTATCTTGAATCTGAGCCTAGTTCATTATACTTTTCATTTACTACTACCAACTTTGAAATAGTCTTTAATGTTGAAATCGTTTACATTCAATGTTGTTTCAACTGTATCTTTTGCTTTACCAAATATATGTTCAGCTACAAAGATTTGCCCTCGTTGTGAATCTAGTAAATCTACAATAAAGTTAACTTTGTTATCCTCATCAGTATCTTGCTTGTAAAGAACTTTAAGTGCTTTATTGAACAATGTATTCACTTTCTCCTCTTCTACCTTTGGCTTCCTTCCTGCGTTCTTATTGCCGCCATTATTCTTCCTATTATCTTCCATATTCAAAAAAGTATTCATTAATGATTAATTCTCATTATATGCCATCTGTTTAAAAACATCCTTTGTTACTTCATTTAATTCTATTTCTTGAATGCTATAATCAAAGAACACTATATATGAATAACCACTAACTTGTAAATTTGTTTTTAGTTTCTTCCATTCCTTCAGATGAATTCTATCATTTACAACTGCTATATAGTATTTCATATCTTGTGGCTTATACATTTTGTGTAACACATTTTGTATTAATTACAAATGTACTTATAACGTTGTGTACTGTTTGAGTTATATATCCAAGTCCCGTTGTCCTTTGAACACAAGTCTGGAATAGAATCTGTTTGATAATCGAATACGAACTCTAGTTGCCATGTTGGATATGTCCCTACCATTTCTTTTTGTTCGTGATACTCTACACAATTACACGTGTTACTTACTGGTGTTTTAACTTCTTTATTACAACTCATCAATACAATTGACAAGATTGCGATGTTAAATATTTTCTTCATATGTTCTATGTATTTTTTTAAGTGCGTTCATTATATCTCTCCAACAACTAGCACAATTAGAAGGTGCATCTGCTTTCTTAAATACTCTATTGTAGATGGCTAACATTTTAGTTTGTTCTCCGTGTTTTAGATCGTCACGTTTAGAAACAATGTAAGCATCTAAATATTGATACTCATCTTCTGTTAAGCACAAAGGATTATTATAAGGAAACAATTTGTTCAATGTTTCTTTTCGCTTGTCGCATCCGCAATCATCTCCAGCAATAAAGTGAACAAGTTTAGATATACCTGTTGCTTGAAACACCTTCTCTACTGTATCTCCTAATCCTTGTGATTCGTTTGCTCTAGCTTCAGCCATTTGCTCTGGTGTTCTTCTAGTTCTTTTTACTTGCTTTGCCATTTGTTTCTATTAAATATTGAATACTCATCATTAATGCAGTCAAGAAATGATAATCTGCTAAGTTAGGTGTTTCGGACTTTCCTATTTCATCCATCTTCAAAGCAATACCTGCTGCTTGTTCTTCTAAAAATTTGTTTACTGTTTTATTCATAGTTGTTATATTAATTCAAAATCGTTATTTTTAAAATCTTCGTAGTCTTCTGATACGTTATCTTTGATTCTTTCTTTACAATACTTCAATGTGTGAAATATAGAAGTAGTTGAAATGTGTGTACGTTCTGCAATATCCCTGATTGAATCTCCTGATTTTGCATATAGCTTAAATAGCATCTTATCAAACCATTCCCAACTATCCATTTCTTTATCAATCTTGCTTAACATTCTTGAATAAGCTACTGATTCTTCTAGTTCACAAACGTATTCTACTTCAAAACCGTTGCCAATTCTAACTTTATCTATCTTGTTCCGTTCTTTGATTGCTGAAATAAAAATAGATCGGAGTGTAAACCAAATATAAGACTTGTTTACTTGACCGTTTTTTACAATCTTTTCTTCTGTAGTATATTTCAGAAGTTTTATGTACATCTCTTGAACTATATCTTCACAGTATTCAACTTCTCCCCATCCTTTGACAATGGATACCCATTCTTTATGATGTTTAGCAATATGTTTTAACCAATCTGCGTTCATAATAGACGTTAATTTCGTCAAATATAAGATTAAATTCTAATCAACTCCCTTATATAACAAATTAATTATAAATATGTATATTAAATTTCTCATTCTTTCGTGTTTTTATAAGTTTCGTTGTAGTATAATTCTGCTCTACCCATATTGGCATCAAAATTTGTTCCCATAGAATCATAGACTGCTTTCATTATCTGTTGCTTCTCCATTTCTTTGGCTTGTTCAAGTAAATCAAGCCAAGCATCACCTCCCCTTATTCCTTTTTCTAGTTCTTGAGATAACCATTCTACTGCTGTCATAACCTAGTATATTTATCAATTATTACTGTTATCACTATCAATCCAATGGCTATTACACCTATTATTATTTCTCTGCTCATATTATCTATTTATTAATGTCATAACGTTACCTAACAGACATTGAAACGTCAGTTAGCCTTTCGTTATACATCTTTTAACTTTGCTTTATATTTCAAAAGTAACTCTTTTAATTCAATCTTCGTGAATTTTTTTATTTCGTATGCTTTTTCACGTAGAATAATGAATTCGTCTTTGCCTATTTTCTTTTCTAAATTAACACCGTACAAAATTAAGTTACCGTGTAGAAAAGTATTGCAGTATTCACATTGAAGATGTACGTTATTCTCGTCAAATCTTACATTTGCGTGTCCTCCTGAAGAAAAGTAGTGACCTGCGTTCTCTTTTTTACAAGGTTTGCCACAAGATATACAATTCAATCCTGCATCACGTTTACGAATATACGAATTAAACACCTGCTGCGTCATCTTCAAATAGTCTTGTAACGTTAATAAGTCTTCTTTCTGCTTAATCTTCTTCTCTTTCTTTATACTGGCAAGATTCTTTAATGCTTGAGCAGTTTTTAAACACACCTCACATCTGTTAGTTGATAAAGTAGAATTGAACTTTTTAACAGGCTCGAATGATTCTTTACAATCCTTACAATATTTCATAGTTCGTTATTTAAAAATTT